TGAGCTTAGTAGCCTAGATACCTCAGCAGACCTTCAGTAATCATGCCGGCATATGGCTTCATCTGCAAGGCTCTGATGTCGGTTGCCCGTGGGTTTAGCGGGTCAGGGATGCCACGGGCTTGTGCCACATTGGGCATCAATTGGAAGATGCCGAGGTCTTCTTGAAGTTGACCCAGACCTTGGCCTGGCACACCTGTCGAATATGCTGAATGCCCTGACTTTGCCACCAGAGGCTGGCCAGCAAAAATTTCACCGACATTCATCACCCCCGCATCGCGGGATGCCAACTGCGCGGGGTCAGATACAGCAAGCCGTGCCTGACCAATTCCAAGGCCACCAGCGTCACGGAAGTTGACATCCATCTCGTTCTTCAATGCTTTGCGCACTCTGTCTGGCGCTGCTCTGAATTGTTCAGGAGCTACCTGCGAACTCACGCCAGCCCAATCTGGGATGTAATTTTTGATCATCTTATCCAGCCGCTTTTTGCTGGACTTGTTCATGGCCGCATCAGCATAGGCCAGCATTGACTCGCCGGTCATTGACGCAAAGTCTCCACCAGTGGGGGCCATGCGCCAAGGCAGGTACAGCGGGTTTTGTCCGGTGACTTGCTTGATGATCTCAGCCTCATTGAGAATTTGCTTTGATGGCCCTTTGGCTGATGCCCACACCATGCCAGGATTTTCAAACATAAAGCCTTGGCCACCTTGCATGTTAACTGGCCGATTCAATGGCACATCATTGATCTGGTTGAGTAGACCAACACCAGTGCGGTCTGCCATTGAAGTAATAAATGGGCGACCCTCAAAATCAGCCAGCGAGACTTTTGGTATATTCGTACCCGTTTCAGTGACATCAGTTTTGAGCGCTGCAAGTGCTGGCTGCTCCTTGACCCGTGGGTCGAAACGGGGGTCAAACTTCATTGAGCCAACATTACGAATACTTGCGCCAACTGGCAAGCCCTTGGTCATCTGGGCTGCTCTTCCAGCCATTGGCGCCACCGCCAGCGCCGCATCAAGTGCCTCTGGCCTCATGCGGGTTGTACCGCCAAGGCCACCAGCACCAGTAAACAATGACCGGCCAGATGGGTCATAAGACAGACGATCCAGCGTCTGGCTGATTTCTGGAGCCATCAAAAATTTTGAGATGCCCTGCATCTGCTGAGTGCGCCGTGGGTCGTACCCCTGCGCAATAAAATCAGACAGCAGCCCCAAGATTTGATTTCTTGGGGTTGCGCTTATCGTTGACTTCAACAACTCTTCGTCATCAAGCAGGGCCATGATGTTCCTTATGGTGCGGGGTTGTCAGAGATCATGCCGCCGATTTGACCAGCGCCAAAGCCCGAAACGCCAGCAGCCCTTGCCCGAGACAAGTTGAGCCTGCGAATGATCTCAGACAATTGCTGAAGTTGCTGCGGATCACGCGACAGCAAGATACGGCCAATCTCATTGCGTACAGCTTCAGGCGTTTTGGCTTGCCGCGCCAAGTTGGTTGCCGCTGTAACAATCGCCATCGGGTTGCCCGATGAGGCGGCAGTGACCGCCTGCGCCAATGGTGCAATATCCAAGTCGGCCTCGCCGGCCAAACGCGCAGCAGTCTGTGAGCCTTGGCCAGTCGCCTCAAACTTTTTAAGTTGGCCTTCTCGCAAAACAGCAGCAGAAAATGCTTTGTAGTCATTGCCAAATGCTGCCTTCAATCGCTCTTGCGTTGCTGGCTCTTTATAGAACTTGAGCAATGATGTGCGGCCAGCTTCTGTGCCAGTCTGCTGGCGCAGGGCTTGCAGCACGCCAATTCGGTATGCGTCCATCTCGGATTGGCTAAACCCTCTGGTGGCTTGTTGCACATCCAAAATGTCGCCTTTCATAACCATGCGGCCAACATCTGCTGCATCCATCATCTGTGATGGGCCTGCATAGGTCTTCATGGCCAAACCATAAGCGGACTTGCCGCCGATCTTGGGTGATTTTTCTGTCAAAAATTCAATCAAGTCTGTGCGAATCTTATCGGTTGCCAAAGCATCGTTAGTTTCACCAGCCCTCTTCAATCCTTGGGCGGCATCGTAGAGAGATTGCTTTAGAGTATCCAGCACATTCATGGGTACGGGTTGGCCGTACTTTAGCTGGGACAAATCAAGGTCTAGGCCAGTTTGCTTTGTGTACAGACCTTCAGCCTTTTTCTGCAAACTTTGTGATTTCTTCAGTAGCGTGATTAGATTGTTGTCTACCTGCACATTGGAGTTATCAACTACAGCGTAGTACGGGCGAGACTCTAAAAACCGCTGGGCTTTAAAGTTGTCAATGCTTTGGGTGAATTGCGCTCCTTGAGCGCCAAGCGTTTCATCAGATGCAGCCATCAGTCGAGGGCCGGCGCCGACTTGTCGTTCCCGAATGGCACGGGCCACAGCGTTGGGCGTAGTGCCTGGCAGTGTGGCCTGCACATCTAGCAGGTTGAATGTTGACTTCCCGCCCACATCGGCAATGCGTGCTTGTGGGCCAAGTTTGGCCAGCCGAGCCTGTGCGCGGTTTAGTGCCGAGCCAGGGTCTAGTGGTGTAGGCACATCACGGATCAATGCCTCGGCCACTTTCTGCTGTGCTTGAGTGCCAGTGGATGTGGGAAACACGCTTGGCATGCGTGCTGCGATGTTGCGACCACCAGCACCCAAGATGCCCATAGCAGGCTGACTGACTGCACCAAAACCACCGCCAATCAAACCGCTTTTTTGTGACTCTAAAAACATGTCCAATGGGTTGTCAGCATAAGACCCACCAAGCCCACTAAGAGTGCCGTAGCCGTAGCCAGAGCCTGCTGCTTGGGCTGTACGCTGGCCCATGCCCATCACTTGACCAGCCGCTGGTGCGCCGGCCATATATGTGCCGGCACGCTGCAAGGTTGGCGCAATGCTTGGAGCTGCTCGGGTGATGGACGGCAAAACTGCTGCGCCAATCTTGGCTGGAATTGCTGCCAGAGACAGCGGAAGACTTGCGGTCAATTGCATACCGCCAGCCGTAAATGGTCGCTCTTCTTGGAAAGACTCAGCCGCACCTCGGAATAAGTCGCGGGTCTGCTCATAAGCCTGACCCAGTGGGATGTCTTGCCGCACCGCTTGAATTGGAGCAGTAATAGCACCAGCAATGCGAGGAAACATATTAAAGGTTGGGCCTTGCAATGCACTGATTCCGCCGCGCAAAGCTGTTGGCATTTCTGTGCCGGCACGATACGCTGGAGATTGGCCCAAGAACTTTAGAATCTCATCAGGCTTGTAATTGCTTTCAAGCGCCGTGGCAATCTGTGGGCCGACATCAGGCAGTTGCGCCAAAAACTCAACAATCTGATTGTCGGTAAAACCTTCTTTTTTGGCTTCTTTAATTTTTTCTTGGATGTCTTCCATCATTAGCCCCCAAAAATGTCGTTTAGGTTTTTGCGTTTTTGCGGTGCGCCATCGGGGCCAGGTTGCGGTTTGCGCATAATTGATGGAACAGTGGCCGGTGCGCCAAGTACAGTGTCAAGGTTTTTGAATCCGTAAGCCTCGCCAAATTGTTGATACTCTGCACGCTTCTTGTTGTAAGCCTGACCAGCAGCAGCGTATAGCTCGTTGGAGAGTCGTTCAAAGTCATCACGCTGAGTAGGCGTCAGCTTTTGGCCGGACAGCATGTTGCTGAAATAGTTCTGCAAACGATCCATGCGGCCACCAGCAGCCATTGCAATGCCAAGCTCAGACTCACGCACAACAGAGCCAGGGTCAAGCAGCTTCATCACCTTGGTAGCACCAGCGACATCACCAATTGGTGTGCCTTGTTTCAGTGATGAAACAACTTGGCTGTATGCAGTCTCCATGTCGCTAAAGTCTTTGTAGATTGGCTCTGCTTTAAATTTAGAGCCAATCGCCATTAGATTGGTAAAGCCTGCTTGGCCACCAGTCATGTCAATAACTGGTTTGACATCAACCTTAGTGGCAATTTGCTGACGATATTCGCCAACCTTACTAGTGCCTGCTGGGCCAGTGCCAGCCAATGGTTGACCGGTAAGATATTCCACAGCACGAATGTCAGGTGAAAGCGCCTCATAAGGCATCATGTTTGGAGCAATTCTGTTTTGACCCAGCTTGTTGGTTTGCACCATAACAGTTCGGCCATCAATAACCACTGGCCTTGCCTCACCAAACTCTGATGCCGCTGACGACATCCTGAGCAACTCCGGCACGCCCTTGTCACGGCCAAGGCTGCCGATTAATTTAAGCTGCTCTTGGCTTAACCCAGAAAAAATACTAGGCGCAGCAGCCGCCACAGGCGCAGCCGCCATCGGCGTTGGCATCCTCATAGGCATCGTCTCCGACACAAATCTTTCAACAGGCGGCACTGCCACACCCGTCAATGGCTCTGGTGGCATTGCTTGCGGCATTGCTGGCGGCATTATTGGCGCAGCCGGAACACCCCCTTGCCCTTGCATGAACTTTAAAAAATCAGCATCAGCCGCTGCAGCGCGTTGTGCTTCTTTCAACTTCTGATTCATCATCAGATCCTGCACCGACCCAGCACGCGCTTGGGTGTACCCCTGCTGGCCAGCTTGCAGTGCCGAGCCAAGGGCTTGGCCGAGGCCAATGGGGGTGGTGCTGCGGCCACTGGCTTGCAGCAATGCAGCCGCCGCCGCCAGCGTAGCGTTGCGGCCCATCAGCTTGCGCTGGTCTTCACTCAGCAGCGCATCAAGACCAGTGGGCGTGCCGCCCTGCATGCCGCCAAACATGTTGCCAAAGTTTGCAAAGTCAAATGGTGTTGACATTTTTATCCCCTTAACCTAGCAAGCCAAGAATGCCGCCACCGATTGCACCGACAGGGCCAAACATTTGGCCGCCAGCCAATGCCCCGCCCAGAGCACCGGATGCGACATTGCGGGTGTACGGCGTTGATACACTGCCGCCCAAGTTGGCAGGACTTGCACCCAAGCTGGACTGGACAATGCCAAGTTTTTGCAGGCCGATGTTGCGGATGGCATCAAGCTGTTGCTGCTCAAAAGCCTGACGCGCACCACCAAGTGCCATCACATTCTGGCCGCCTTGCAAATTCTGGCCACGGGCATATTGAGCCAACTGCGCAGCCTGACCAAAGCCCTGATTGCGCAGGTTTGCTGACAGGTCAGCGGCCTGCTTCAAGGCAGCGGCATTGGTCAGTGAAGACTGCACACCTTGGCGCGAGCCACCAAAGGCTCTGGCTTGTGTGGCAGCCTGACGATCTCTCAAGTCTTGCATCTGGCGGCTTGACTCAATATCACCAAGGCTGCGGTCAATGACTTCCTGCTGGTAAGGATTCATAAACGCGCCAATTTCCTGCCCAGTGAATGGGGTCAGTGACTGGTTGACGATCTGCTGCTCACCAGCTTGGTACAGGGGGTTGTAGCCAGCAAACTGTTGAACGGGCAATGCCCCTGCAACACCTTGAGCCTGAGCAAAGTTTGTGAGAAACGCACTTTTGATGTCAGGATCAATTGAAGTCGTTGATACTTGGTTTCCACCTTTAGACATTTTTTTCCCCTTAGCCGAGTAAAGATTTCATTTTTTTGGCAGGAATCTTGCCATCGTTGATCATGTCCAGCAGACCTTGGCCGTACTTTTTGACCGCTGATTTTTTGATGACATATTCGCCAAGCTGCAACATGCCAGTGCCGTCATCTGGGCCTGGTGGGTTAGGGCCGCCGACTCGGTCAACAGGGCCGCCCATTGCAAGCGCAGGAGTCCCCTCGCTTTGACCGCTAATGTCTCCACCGCCAATGCCCTCACCGCCGCCACCACCTGTATCTGGTGCAGCATTCATTTGAGTCTCTTGACGAGCCGAAAGATCATTTAGAGCCTGATTAAGAGCTTGCTGTTGAGCCTCTTGTTGCGCAGCAATGCTTTGAAAGCCTCCATTCATGTCGGTAATCTCACTGGCGCGGAAGCTCTCTTTTGCGGCTTGATATGCGGCAGGGTTGACACCCATTGCAATCAAACCCTGCTCACTGACAAAGCCTGGGTTAAAGTAGTTTTGTATTTGTCCATACAGTGTGTTTCCAAAAAGACCTTGAAGTCCCCTTGTCACCGATGCCATGTTGGGATTCTCGGCATAGTAGGCGGCCTTTTCTGCATTGGTCATGTTGTCCCATGCACTTGGAACTGCATCAACACTACCACTGTCGCCACCACCGCCGCCAAAGCCACCACCGCCACCATAATTAATCAGACCTGATCCACTCATGCGCCTGTAAAGCGCTGGGTCGTAGCCACCGATAGCAACACCTGCGCCTGTGTACGGATTCATGGTTGGCGTCATTTGCGCCATGATCCGCTGGTACGGGGTAAGACCTAACTCGTCAATTGTTGCCATTTACAACTCCTTTGCAAGTACAGACCACTGCGGCCTGTAACCTTCGTCTTTTAAAAATGTCTTTGCCCAGCCCTTGCGGCCTGCCAAAGTCACTCTGGTGCAGCCAATCGACTTGCCCCAGGATTCGATCATTGGTCGCATCCGTGAGAGTTCATCTAGGTCGCCACCAGCCAAGAAGTAATGCAAGTTCTTGAGTCGCGGATAGACAATGATCTCTGTCAATACCACCGAGTTTGAGGCCGGCCACAACTGCAATCTGTGATCCTCAACCATCTCGGCAACATCGTCAAAATTATGTGTGCCTCCAGAGTATTCTAAAGCAGCCTCCACATGGTGGCGTAGTCTCTTCAAATGCTCAAAATCACTCATCGCTTGCCGCTGGCCACCGCATCCAGCCGCATCACCCCGATGCGCCAATCAGCCAAAACAGCACCCGTCACCTTGACATTGACCTGCCGCGCCATAAACCTCACATCGGTAGGGTTGGCAGCCGTGTATGGCCCGAATGTAGACTGAGCGCCCGTGGGGTAATTGCGGGTCTTGAATGAAACCACCGCCTCGCCCAAGGTCTGCTCGTCTGGGACAACTTGCCGCACAGACATCAGGTTGTCGCCGTTGCCAAGCTGCACTGGCCCAGACTCAGCGTAGACGCTGGCGCTGTCATAGGCAAAGCCCACCTCATGCTCGTAGATGTAGCCATCGCTTGATACCAGCAGCGGGTTGGTGAACACACCCGCATCAGTGCCAGCGGTACGCGCCAATGAGCCTATGTTCCAGTGGTTTTCGCGGTAGTTGTAGGTGACATAGCTGTCATTCTCGTTGCTGCCGCTGCTCGGGTAGTACCACCAGATCTCACCAAACTGGCTGTTGTGGACAGCGTAGACCTTGGACGCTTGGTTGAAGTTCATGTTGCTGAACACATAGTCAGACACATCGCTGGGCAGCGGCTTGACATATCCGTCATAAGTCCAGAAACCGGACTTGCTCATCCAGATGGCAGCCGTGTCGATGGCCGCCACAGCTTGGGCCGAAATCAGGCCGCAGCCAGATCCGGCCTTCTCAAAGCCGTACACAAAAGGTGCGCCAATGTACGATGCCGTGTGTACATCCACATCTGTAAAGAGTAGGTTTACACCCTTGACGCGCTTGCCGGCCAATAGAGTTCCAGGTGTAGCCAACTCAAAATCACCAGCCTGATTGGTGGCCGCAGGCGTCCAGACCGTATTGTCCTCTTGGTCGCACCACTGCACCTTGCGGGGGTTGCCGCCAGCGCCAAGTGCAAACAGGATGCGCTCGGCAGTGACCAAAAGAGCCTTGTTGCCCGTTGGGGCGTTGGTGATGGCCGCTGCCAAGGTCGGCGTTGTAAACCCAAGCTGCCACTCGTACAGTTTGCCGTCAGCGCTTGAGCAGGCCACCAGATACTCGCCCCATGTGTCCAAGCTCCATGTGGTGGCCGGAATCAGACCACCCAAGTCAGGTCGGGCCACGCCATAGGCAAATGAGCCATAGGTGCTGTAGCCGTAGCCGGTCTTGATCGTGGCATCGGCAATGCCGGCAGTGATGCCGGTTGGTGTGATTTCCTTGAGTGTTCCCGCCTCGTTCATTGCGTAGAGCTTGGATTGCGTACCGGCGGCAATGAATCGCTCACCGCTGTTGTTGCGCCAAGTGATAAAGCCCCTGCACAGACCCGTCATCTGGCTTGCCGAGCGCTTCCTCCAGCCGCCCATAGGCCGCAAGGTGTTCTCGTACCAGCGCACCAAATTCGCGTCATACCAGCGGCCTGCTGCTTGGTACTCCGTGCCGTTTCTGTAAACACCTGGTGGAATTTTTATTGGGATGTACATGGCTATATTGTCGGTAGGTTAGAGACAAAGCTCATCGTAACGATGGCCGATGGCACTGCTGGTCGTGTGGGGCTGGCGCTGGCAGCGTACTGCTCAATTTGAACACCGGTGTCAGTTGGCCTCCACATGATCTCCACATAGTCAGTTGCATTCAAGCTCACAAAGTAATTTATGGCCGCAATGGTGTGATACGGATCACTAGCACCTTTTCTTGGTGCAAAGCCAAATCTGCTGTTTGAATTAGCCGCATTTGTGCCATTGACCCGAAACCAGACATCGACATCTTGAGAGTCATTTGTCGTATTTGTAAACTGAATGGAAAACTGCAAGTTCCAGATCCCGCTGTCGGCCACTGTGATTCGACTGTTGCTGGCTATTGTCACGCCATTGCTGAAGTCTGTCGTGTTAAATGTGACGGCATAGGCCGTGGTGGTGTTGGCCGCCGTCTGGTCGGTTGAGTCCTGAAAAGCCCCGTGGGGGTTGTTCATAAACTTGCCACCCCTTGGCCCAAACAGTGAGCCAAGGACGGAAGTCAGTTTTCTGGAAAAAATGTTCAGTGCGCCGTTGTTCTCGTTCAAGTTCCGGCGCTCGTACACCTCTGGTGGATAACCCAGAGGCGAGAGTGAAGGTGTCTCTAATTGTTGCTTGACATTGGCCATGACATGATTATTTCACTTATGCCATGTCTGCGCCTACTTTGCCAACTTCGGCAACCCTGCGACTCCAGCCCTTGCCAAAGGTCTGCCAGTGGGGCAGATCCATCAGGAATGACAGTCTGCGCTTGCCATAATCGTCAACCAGATCGCCCTCAAATGCGGCCACGGCCTGCAAAGTCTTTGGGCCGATGCCGCCGTCAGGATCAACCCCCACGCACGCTTGCAGCCACTTGGCAGCCCGACCTGGGCCGCTGTTCACCGCCGCATCGAACACCACATAGTCCACGCCAGCCGGTAGCTCATCG